TACCCCGCACGAACAAGGTCGTATGGCTAATCGAGTCATCATACCCTATACTTACAAGAACAAAATTGTAGGACATACGAGTAGATTCTTAGATGACAGAATTCCAAAATACTTAAATGAACAACAACCAGGTTATGTGTTCAATATCGATGCGCAAAAAGATAACTGGACAGTATGTATCGTAACTGAAGGTATATTCGATGCTCTTGCTATTGATGGTGTAGCAGTTATGCACGATGAAATCAGCAACGAGCAGGCTCAGCTATTGAGCACTCTCAACAAAACCATAATCGTAGTTCCAGACAGAGACAAGACTGGACTGAAGATGTGCGACCGAGCATTAGAATTAGGATATCAAGTTAGCTTACCCAATTGGGGTGTTGATGTGAAAGACACAAACGATGCCGTAGTCAAATATGGCAAGTTACAAACCCTATTAAGTATCTTACAGAGTGCTACAAATAGTAAAATCAAAATAGAATTACAGAGGAAAAAAATTGGCAAACAAATCGGAATTTAAAGTAGTAGAATATACACCCGAGATACAAAAGTGGTTTTTAAAGATGATGTTGACCGATGGTCAGTTATACACACGTGTTGCCAACATCATTAATTCAGAAAACTTTGATAAGTCACTAAGACCTATCGTTGAGTTATTCAAAGACAGTACAGAGAAGTTTAGCACAATCCCTGAACCAGAATTTATTGAAGCAAGTACTGGCGTCAAGTTAGAACCTATACCGAATATTACACAAGGACACACTGACAAGTTCCTAGAAGAATTTGAGAAATTCACAAAGAGACAAGAACTAGAACGTGCGATTCTTAAAGCGGCAGATATGCTTGAGAAGGGCGACTACGGTCCGGTTGAAAAACTAATCAAGGATGCTGTACAAATCAGTCTACAGAAAGACATGGGTACAGATTACTTTGCTGACCCTAAGGCTCGTATCAACAAGTATTTTAATGCTGGTGGACAAGTGAGTACTGGCTGGCCGCAGATGGACAAGTTGTTGTATGGTGGTTTCAGCCGAGGTGAACTGAACATCTTTGCAGGTGGTTCAGGCTCAGGTAAGTCACTTGTTATGATGAACATAGCATTGAACTGGTTACAAACAGGATTAAGCGGTGTCTATATCTCACTTGAACTTTCAGAAGAATTAACTTCATTGCGTACTGATGCTATGTTGACTAGTATGAGTACTAGAGATATTCGCAAAGACATTGATACTACTGAACTCAAAGTTAAGATGGTGGGTAAGCAATCAGGTAAGTATCGTGTTAAGGGCATGCCAGCACAATCTACAGTCAATGATATCCGTGCTTACTTGAAAGAAGTGCAGATTCAAACTGGTATCAAAGTTGACTTTGTGATGGTTGACTACTTAGACTTGGTTATGCCTGTATCCGTTAAAGTTAACCCTAACGATCAGTTTATCAAAGACAAGTATGTTTCAGAAGAATTGCGTAATTTAGCAAAAGAGTTAGGCATACTGTTAGTTACTGCTAGTCAGTTGAACCGTAGTGCGGTTGAAGAAATCGAATTCGATCATAGTCACATTGCTGGTGGTATCAGTAAAATTAACACTGCTGACAACGTGTTCGGTATCTTTACAAGTCGTAGTATGCGTGAGCGTGGTAAGTATCAGATTCAGTGTATGAAGTCACGTAGTTCTACTGGTGTAGGTCAGAAGATTGACTTGGAATATAACATTGAAACTATGCGTATTACTGACGAAGATCCTGATGGATATGCGGATCAACAAGCAAAGTACAAACCAAGTCCTAGTCCTAACGACATCATGACCAGATTAAAGCCGCAATCTACAGTACAAAATGTTGATAGTTCGACGGGGGAAATTGTTGCTAAATCTACAACGCCGGATCCTAATCATAAATTCGACTTCTCTCCGTTAGAAAAGAAAGTCGTTGCTGATGTACAGGGTTCTAAACTCAAGTCTCTTTTGAATACCTTGAAGAAATAATTATTCAGATAAATACTTATAGGATAATTATATGCAAAAACAAACTCGCAGTCTGTTGCAGGAATTGGAAGCTCTCGGAAATAACCGTGATTATAAGCACGTTATTGAGAGCAGGGCCCACAACATCATTACCAGTGCTATCAATTTGCTGGAAATGATCGGCAAACACTACCCCGAAGAACAGGCACAAATTCTTGAAAAGAAGCTACTTAGCTCTATCAAGAGTCGAGATCAAGCTAGATTTGCAAAGTCTTTAAGGAAAAATCGTGAAACTGACTGATATCACTCTTAATGAAGGGCGAATGTTTGGAGATTATGGTTCTGCTGTTATGCAGAACCTTTCTAACAAATTAGCCGGATCCGGCGAAGGATCAATGTCTACATTAGACAAGATGACAAAAAATCAATATATCAACAACTTTGTTGGTCTAGCTTCTACTAATCTAGAAAGCGCCATTGAAAGTACACGAGTTGACCCTAACGCAACACAGCCAGCAGTACAACAACCCGCGACCACTGGACCCGGCGCCCCTGCTCAGGCTGCTCCGCAAAGTCCCGAAGAGATTCGCAAAGCTAAACAGGCTGCGGCGGCAAAAGTTGCTCAAGGACAAATGGCAGCAAACCCAGTTCCACAGAAACCGGCTGCTCCCGTACAACAAACTCCTGCACAGATTCGTCAACAAAAACAAGCGGCAGCTGCCGCAAGCGCACAGCAACAAATGGCTCCAGTCAGCAAGTTGCCTGCTAATCAAGTAGCAGTACAGTCACAGAATATACGTCAAAAGAAACAGGCTACAGCAACACAGGCAGCAAATCAACAAGCGGCACCGTTCAGCAAAGTATCTCCGGCACCGGCAGTGTGGAAGAATAATCGTAAACCAAACAACCCTGCTACCCGTAGACCAATGGCTGAAAGCATTATTATGGAAGCTGGTATGACAATCAGCGACTTCATGCAACAGTTTGTTAAGAAACAATTACAGGGTTTAGACGTTGGGTCTGAGCAAGCAAAGATTAAAGAGTTGTGTGATAAAGTACAAGCAACATACAGCAAAGACGGTGGCAAAACAGCTATAACACAATTAGCTAATTTAGCATTTTCATTAGAACATGCCGGTGGCGCAGCCGCAACAGAACCGGCAATGGCGCAAGCATCTAGTACTTCAAATAATCCGTTCTCTGCTGGAATGGACGCTGCCTTAGGTAACAAAACCAACTCTTCTCCTTCTACAGCTTCTGCGACTAACCAAGCAACTACTCCTCAGGACGCAAAGAAAGAACAAACAGTTTACATGCAAGTTAAAGGTATGCTTGACAAGCTAGATAAAAAAGGCAAACAGCGTATACTATCAGCACTACAAAAGTCATTAGGATCAACTGGTTCTACTACATCAGCACCAAGCGCAAGTGACCCAGGCGCAAATGCCTTCGCACAGATGGGCAAACAAGTCACACAACCTGGTGTCACTAATCCATCTACTAGCACAAAAACCGGTACAGGCGGAAAAGTTCAACAAACTGGTTTAGGACAAGTACATACTAAGAGTAGAGCTAATCCCAATATCAAACGCAGAGCGAAACCCGCAGTAGAGCCGGCAGCAACCCCAGCGCCAGCACAACAATGGAAGGGTCGCAAAAAAGTTGCGGCACCAGTTAATGAGGGTAAGAAACCTGTCAGAGTTTGGGGTCAGAAATGAACTTGACCGAATCACTGTCGATTCTTGCGAATAGAATAGACCAGTTATCTTTACTAGAAGACAAAGGTCACTTAGATCATCCTGAGGATCTGATATTTTTAGGTGGTAGTAATGGTGCTCAACGAGCAATACAAGCAACACAATCTACTGTCAAGAATCCCGGAACTGTCACTATCAAGTGGGATGGATATCCCGCATTGATATTTGGACATGGTCGTGATGGTAAATTTTCTATCATGGATAAGCATATGTTCAACAAAAAAGACGGCACAGGTCGTCAAGTGTTTAGTCCTGAACAGTTCGTTCAATACGACCAAGCACGTGGTGTTGACAGAGGAAGCTTACATCAAATCATAGCACAGATATGGCCTGGGCTAGCAAAAGCTAGTAAAGGGACTAAGGGTTATTATTGGGGTGATTTACTATTCACTCAGCCACTAAAAGAACAAGGTGGTTTCTATACTTTCCGTGCTAATCCAAATGGCATTACATATAAAGTAAGTGCTGACAGTGAAGTGGGGCAACTAATGGGTGGCGAACGAGCGGGTATCGCAGTACACCAATTTATACCGGCCGGCGCCATATCTACTGACCAAGCAGAAACACTAAACGGAACTATAGGGCAATTAAAAAACAATAGCGATGTTGCGATTGTTCCTAGTAAAATGCCTATTACACCCGAACTAAAGTTGAATGCGCAGTTATTAAAGAATGCGCAAGCGGCAGTAATTAAATATGGACCAGCTGTAGATCAAATGATGAATACAGCACCACAAGCTAGAAATACATTCAATACATTGTTTACTGTCTATGTAAATAAAAAAATTGTATCAGGTGACTTGAATAATCTAGTTGACGGGTTCATTAAGTTCGTAGAAGCTAGACCTATGACGGACAAGATGAAACAGAAGATACAAGAACACTTCCAGAATAACCGTGAAGGGTTGATCGGAGCGTTCACTATCTGGGCTGAAATCTATAAATTGAAAATGGATATTGTCCATCAATTAAACACTGCAGCAGAGGCTAGTCCTGTGCTAGGCTATCTACAAGACGGTACACAGACTCAAGAGGGTTTCGTTGCTAACGGACTAAAATTCGTAGATAGAATGGGCTTTAGTCGTCAGAATTTGGCTGGAAGATAAGCCCAAAACCAGCGTTTTTTTGTGCCAGGCATAAATAAGTATATGAATCTATATGATTCAAACATTTTAAAGGATAAAATATCATGGCACAATTTACACGTGTAAACGGCGACTATCTACCGTTAATCAATTATGACGCACCTGACTATACAAACAGCGGTGTAAACGCAGTTACTTCTGGCGCTACAGTACAACCTCAAGGTCCTAAGTTAGACTTCTTCACAGTGACTTTCACTGGTTCATTGACTACAACTCAATTGAATACTGCTGTTCAAACTATTCAACAATTAGCTACAATCTATATGTATGAATACACAGACACAACTGACGATACACTAGCTTTCGCTGTATATCCAGTTGGCGCATGGACAACTACATCTTTAGACACTGCTTTGACAGCGGCTGTTGAAGCATGTACAGTTGCAGCTTCTGCTACATTCACAGGTTAATCTTAACTTGCTCAAAAGAACCCGAGAAATTCTCGGGTTTTTTTACCTCTATTAAATACTGTTATGAGTTACACGATAACATGTTACACCTTATTTGATATCACCCCTTCCGGTGTGCTTGCCAGACACAAAGCTCCTGACAACACTGATATTAAAGAGTGGACACACAAGAGAAACACTCAATGTAACTTTGACACTATTGTCCAGGCTATATCATTGAGGTCTCAGCCCGACGTTACTAAACAACCAAAGAACATAAAGATCAAATTCAATGAGTTTGATAAATTTGGTTTCTTATTTGAACAAGAAGATGACAGTGAATATGACTGCTGGATGTTCGAGTTTGATGTACAACATCACAGTGTTTTCAACGATGGCATATCAGAACTAGGATATTTATACACCGACTGTTCTAAAATTCCTATGATTAAATGTGGGACAGAGTGGTCAAAACTCCCCGCATTTCTAGACACATCAGATGAACTAAGAAACATTTATTTTGAAATAAGATGATTGATAATCAAACCATTCATAAGCTAAGTGAGCTTATTCCCAAAAAAGACATAAAATCCCTGCAGGATATTGTCATCTTCCAAGATGAAAACGGCGATTATGTATTATTCAACAAGTACACTATACATAAATCTGATGTTGGGTATACAGTTTCAATCGACCATATACACAATACGTATGTCTTTTATTCACTGAAAAATGCTACAGTGTGGTGTACATTAGACAAAAGAAACAAGATATTAGAGGCTAGTACCGTACTCAATCTAGATCAAAAATTAGCAGGACTTGATTCATCAATAGTTATACAATCTTCTTTAGTAAAAAGAGCAAAAAATGATGATGATAAACTAGTGTATATCGCTAAATTAAGTCAGGCACGAGCAGTAAAACGTAAAGTATTGCGTGAAATCGATGATTTCATAGTAGATTCTAAACGTTGGCAACTGTCTAGGATGAACAGAAAACCCGCGTAATAATCACAAAAAGATAAATACATTATACATTTGTTTGAAAGAGCAACCATGAAATTAGATGAACTTAATAATAACCCCACTTCATACGCAAAACGTGCGTTGAAAGAAAACTACGAAATGCCATTTGACGTTGATAAAATGTCGATGTCTGCTACTCGTACCATGTTGCACAAAGTGCGTGGACTAGTACAAGAATCAAAGGCTTCTCCTTCGTTCTACCAGAACCAAGCTAGTCAATCTTACATGAAACTAGTATTTATGGAGCAAGCATTGGTAGCTCATTACAATGAACTACGCACCAGACCTGAACCACAGATCGTTGTAGAGAACGAGGAGATTGAAAAGTCTCAAGTGTACTTAGCGGCACAGGATATGGTTGACTCTGTACAAAAAATGTTAGAAGACGTAGGTCAGATGCAAGTTAAAGAATTGCCTGCTCTAGTATCTAGCATTGAATCTGAGATTGGCGTTACTGA